TTTGAAAATGGGGGCCATATTGGTTTAGGTTTTTTAATGTCATATAACTTATTTTTTTATAACTAATTTTTCGAATAAATCTTTTACCCAAAATTCTACATTTCGTATCATACCACCTAATTTGTCTTGATGGTAAAACGCTACGAACTGTTCTGGAAGATAAGGAGGAACATCTGAACTGACAAGCTTATCTAAATATTCTTCTTCTTTCTTACTAATCATTGGATTATCCAAATCCATTATTTTGTAGTTTTTTTCTATTTCTTCCATATTTTGAAGTACTCTAGCATACACTACATGATCCTTTAATTTAGCTTCACATATAGTAAATATATCTTCTAAATCCATATCACGCTCCATTAACTCAGGGAATTTTTTATATAATCCCTTTTCACCTAAACCTTTAATACCTTTAATCTTATCTGAGTTATCACCTAATAATGTTTTATGTAATATAAAGTTTTTAGGTGACATTTTATACTTGTCAATTACTGTCTGTTCTGTATAGTATTCCTTTTCCATAGGGCGATATACTATAACATTATCATTTACTAATTGAATAAAATCTTTATCAGAAGATACTATAAATGCTTTATCTTTAGGTTCATTAATTACCTTATTACATAAATAAGCTATAATATCATCAGCTTCAACTTTATCTATACTAATGGTTTTAACAGGTAATGTTTTTAAATATTGAATTACTCTAACCATTTGGTCTACCTTGGAATCATCTTCATCTCGCTTATCATCAAAAGCATCCCAATTAGTTATACGCTGTAAATCTCTACCTGACTTATATAATGGATTAATATTTTTTCTGTTATTAGCTGACCCAGCTCCGTCAAACACTACATAAACTTGTGTTGGATCAATTTGACGAATCATAGCACCTAATGAACGAAAAAAACCACCTAAACCTCCTATATGGACACCATCTGGATTTACCATATTCATTACTGCAAAGTTTCTAAAGAATAAATTTAATCCATCAATAAACAGTATTCTTTCTCCCTGTACAGTTTCCTCCCCTTGTTCTTGAATTCCATCAAGAAGCTTAAATAGTTCTTTTTGTTTCATTTAATTATTTTTTGTGCCGTGAATATACGAAAAGTAATTCAGGTATCAAAATTTACTGTGGTTCGTCTCCAAAAGATGTTATGTCAGAGTATGCTTGATCCTCTTCAACAACTCTAAAATCACCACCACCTAAAATTTGTTTCCATTCTTCTTTTCTATCCTCTTTATATGCTTTTAATTCACGATCATTATCGTTAATAAAACCATGAGGAGTCATAACAATTTTACCTCTAGTAGTAACACCATTAATATGATTTTTATCAATTTGAATATTTACTCGTTTAGCAAATTCAACTTGTTTACCATCTTTAATAGCTTTAATCTTAGATGTACCAGCAGACATAATATTACCAAATGTAACTACAAATGTAGAATCAAACCACATAGCATAACCACCTTTATTCATTAATTTTGGTTTACCCATTGGTGATTCAGCTTTTAATGTCCATACTTTATTAATACAAACTAATGTATTAGTAAATGTTGATGATTCTTTTCTGGATAATGTAATTTTTTGATTTACACTATTACCAAATTGAGTTGACATTGCACCTGCATTCCATTCATTATTATTTTTATTTGATTTAATAGACATTTCACAAGGTACTGAACCAATTGAATCCCATAAGAATAATAAATCATATGGTAAATTGCCTTTCTTTTGTTCATCAATTAAATCTAAAATAAATCCAGCTACATCTTCAATAGAATTAATAGTTTCTCTATCTACATAAATAAAATTACCTTCATAATTTAAAACTTCACCAGTTTCAGGATCTTTAACTTCCTTAACATCCATACCCATTTGAGTTGCATGTTCCCAATTCCATTTCATCTCAGTAATAATAAATACTGGTAGTATTTTACGTTTTTGAGCTGATACAGCTGCTTCAATCATTGCCGTTGTTTTACCTGTATCTGAATGTCCTCTTAGTAGAACAATATGTCCCATAGGAATACCAGGAATTGAGGTAACATCTTGAAATGCTTGAGATAAAGGGATCCATTCTTGGTCTTTAAACTTAATGTTTTGCTTTAATCCCTTTTTCTCTTTAAACGCATCTAAATTAAAGTTTGATTGTATTTCTGCAGAGACTGCCTCCGATAGTGATTTTTTCTTTCTCGCCATGTGTTATTTTATTTATTAAAACGGTAAATCGTTTTTTTCTTCTTTATCATCCTTAAATAAATCATCAAACTGATCTACTTTAGCTTTACCTTTATTAGTGTCTAATGAATAATTTTTCTTTTCACCATCAAACGGTACTGCTGGTTCAGATGAAATACTACCTTCTTGCTCATCAGGAGCTAAAAACTCTTGTAATCCAGCTTTAACCTCATCAAATGTTAGTCTTTTAAATACTTTCATTGGGTCTGGTTGATTTTCAATAACATTTTTTACAATGTTTTGATCGCTAGATATTGGTGATGTTTTTAAAGATGGTCCTACTGATGTACTATTATAAGGAGTTCCTGTTACTTCAGGTCCTACTGTAGTTAATTTAATATCTCTACCTTCTGTAATATTTGTAAAATCTCCAATTTCATCATCAGAAGCCATATTTAAAAAATCTTGGTATACTTGTTTACCAAATTGCCATAATTTAACACCTTCATCTTCTTGTCCCCTTACTATAATAGGAGCAAAAATACGAGTTTTAGCATCTAATTTTTTAGCTAATCTCCAATTTTCTTTATCTCCACTTTGACGTAATTGTTTTGTGAATTCTTGAATTGGATCCTTTTCACCCCAATTTTGTGGTGATGCCATTACTCTTGGCCCAATTCCATAATAAAATAACATTTCTGTAAATGGTATTTGTTTGTTGTGTTTGTTAGGTACTACTCTAACTACTTGTTTTCCTACTGAAGGTTTCCAGAAAAGTGATTTACCTCCTCCTCCAGTATTATTTGCAGATTGCTTGTTTAACGATTCTAAGCGTTGTTTGATAAGATTTAAATCCATAATAACTTTTTTTTTGTTTATAACGTTTATTAATGTATTGAATATACGAACGAATGTTCGATTTGCCTAACTATACTTCAAGAATTTTATGAATCTTAGTCTTTAATTGCTTTAATTCATCTCTTTGAGTAAGTAAAATTGTATTTCTATAATGTTCCCAAGTAATTGGAAATTTAGTATCAACTACTCCTCCATTTAATTTTTTAATTAATTCATTAAGAGCATTTATAGTGTACAATGTATTTGATTCTTTTTTTCTATGTACTAGAATTGTATTTTGTGGTAAGCTATCTAGATTTGCCTGGTCAATATTATATGTGCAAACATACTCATTATTGCTTTTAATATGCAATACGAATATTTTATTATACATAATATCATATTTAGATGTTAGACCATTAATTAATGAATCTAACTCATCTAATGTAGTAAATGTGCAAAATAATTTGTTATTCAAATCTTTTATATTTAATGTAGAAAATTCGTTAAAATCATCTATAGTATACATATTAACCGGTTTATCTAAAATCGTAGCTGTTTCCATAACTTTCTTTTATTTGTAATTTATATTTTTTAATTATTTGTTTAATTTCTTCAATCAAACCAACTTCACTTTCATCAAAATCAAACAAAAACGAATCATAAGTATATAAAACTAGCTTAGTTTTTCGGTTTTTTAGTGATTTAAATATGTCCCACAATATACGAACATTCATTGCGGTCTCCAAGTTTTGAAGAACATAATTTAATAACTTTTGAGGTTTCATGTCTTCTAATTTATCTTTTTTATATACATGCTTTGAAACAGGACACTCAATCCAGCCCTCTTCGTTAAATCTTTTCCACAAATCATCTACATATATTTGTACTCTTTGAAAAAATTCCAGATCTTTAAACTGCTCAAATACTCCTCCGTATAGTTGTTTGAATGTTAGCTCTTTAGATTTTTGGTAATCCACGCCATACATTTTTGCAAAGGCCTTGTGGATATCTTCATCACCAAAATCATACCCCACCAACAAGCCCAAAAGAGTAGGATGGTAAGCACCAATATCAAGCTCAATAAACTTATCGTTGCGCGGAATAAAACTTTTCCTACATCCATTATCTTTATTAAGTGCTGCATAATTGATTCCATTAAATTTA